GAAGACTTCAACGACTGAGGTTACTTCGAGCACTCCCCAATATATTCTGCAAAGCCGACCCTGATAATCATTTGTAAGCGCATATGTAACGATCGAGCTGTCTAAACCTGAGAGTGTAAGGTTTGTCCCGACAGCCGTTAAATCGCCAGTTTCCTCGAGCCCTTGTATTTCTAAAAGGCTCCCGGTTCCCAAGTAAGTATTCGAGTTTATTGTTCTATCGCCTATGCCGGTCCAAAGTCTAAGCGTTGCTCCCTCGAACTGCAACTCGACGGCATAGTATGGTTCAATATCTTTTAGGTCGCCGGTCGGATTGCCGTTATCGTAAAGAGCGTTGAGAAGTGTACTGTCAATCGTCCTCATATCGCCTCGACCGCTCCGAAGGTTATTCCATAAACAGCGAGATTATTAACGCTCCAGGATGCCTCGTTGCTCGATAATCTAAAAGCGCCGACCGGGGAGCTTAGATCGGCGGCAACGCCGGAAGCGCTTGCTCGAAGAGAGGGCCAAATCTCAAGAGTTCCTGAGCCCGAGCTATCCTCGAGGACTTTATAAAGCCGCGCTTGTGTCGTTGTCCCTAGCTGAAAGTAATCACCAGCTAACAAGGTTCCTGATTTTGCGACTGTAACTGAGCGATCACCAGCGGACCCGGTGATTGTTGCAGCGCTTGCTGTGCCTCGCGGAGAGTTGCGAAATGGGTTTCCGAGGAGGAATGTTCCAAACTGACCCCTTAAGGCTGTCAGCCATGCGCTCCACTTCTCAGCGTCCGCCTCTCGCATTGCTTTAAGAGTAATATCGGCCGACCACATTTCCCCGGCGTATGCGTGAGCTTGCCCGGTAAAAGTAAAAGGGGAACGAGAATAAGCGACTGCGTTAATTGCTGTCAAAGTAATATCTGAAACCGTGTTAGTTGCCGGAAGTGAAAGAGGGTAAGAAATCGCCATTAGTTGAAAGCCCTCTTATATTGTCCGCCCCTCATTTTAGCATCAGCGACAGCTCCTTTTGTCGCCTCAGCTATTTGAGGCATCATAGATTTTATTTCAGTTCTTACTGTTTGTTGAACGCCGGTCGTCACATTTATCGACTGATTGACGACAACGCCTGAGCCGCCGCCGAATGCGTTCATTGTCTGAGCTGGACTGAGCAAACGTCCGGGAGTGCTCGGAACAAATAATTCGCGTCCGCTTTCCCCGGTCATATATGCTTTACCAGCCGTCATTTGCCGACCATGAGCACCTCCGGGAGCTGCGAAGCCGCCGCCTGGAACCGCTGTAAAACCCAGAGCGCCCATTGCTGAATTAACAAGTTGTTGCACAACGAGAACCCGGAACAACTCTCTTATGACAGCTTGAGCTGTCGCCGACATTGCATCCTTGAAACTCTCAGCGCCCTCCAGCCCAGCCATAAACGCGCTTGTTAAACCGTCCTCGAGCGCGTCGGTGACTTGCGCAAACCCGGTCGCTTCATCCTTAGCGCGTTTCATCTGAGCGCGAAGCTGATCAACAAGAACCGCTTTGTTTGCGATCTCTTGCCCGGTTAGTTTTTCAAACGTGTTTAAATTTTCTAAATTGTTTACATAATCGAAAGTTGCAGCGCTTACCGGGTTGAGCGTATTTAACAAATCTTGATAGCTGTTTGTCGCATCGTCGATAGCTTTTGCTGCGTCCTCTTGCGCTTTCTTCGCGTCGTCCTGTTGTTTCTTTGTTAATATGCCGCCTGGTTGATTTGAAAGAGGGTTTACGTTTCCGCCGTCTCCAATTGGGTTTGTAGCAATAAGCGCCTGATGAGCAATTGAGACAGCCTCGTTGTCCGGGAAAGGGCCGTCTCTTGTTGACGTTCGATTTGAAGCAGTATTGACGTCAGCGGCTTTCCCATCCATTCCGCCTAAACTTCCGACCGGCAATCCGAAGCGACCCTCAATCGCCCGTCGCGCAATATTTAGCGTACCAGTTTTGCTTGCTGGTTCATCGCTTGCAAGAAGATCGACAATCTTCTCTGATGCCGCCAAAACTTTTGGAAGAATTTTATCTGTAAACTTTTCAACAATGCGAATAATATCATCGGCGTTTTCTAATAGAGCTTCTGAGATTAAAGTATTCATTTGCCCAGTCAGCGCTTGCATTTTTGCGCGAAGTTCTTCAGCGTTTGTAAGCGCCTCGCTGCCCAAAATACGACCAGCGGCTTGAGCCTCGTCGCCAAGTTTTTTAAACTCAGCGCCGTTATTTCGCAGAAGAGGGAGGAGGGCTGTCGCGTCCGACGCAATGGCTTCCATGAAAAAGGTCATCTGCGCTTGTGAGACGTTCGCCTTTTGTAGACTTGAAACGTAAAGTTGCAACGCTTGTGGGCCGGATAGATCGCGGAAGTTATCGGCCGTCACTCCAACAAGCGGAGCAACTGTCTCGAAGAAATCGACTAACGGTCCCTGACCAGTAATTAGAAAATCGCCAACTTTATCGTTTGTGTCCTTAAATATATCTGAGAGCTTGTCTTGCTCAACGCCAACAGTTCGAGCCGCCGCCGCTAACTTTTGAAACTCAGTTGTATTAACACCAGCAAGCCGGGCAAGATCGGAAATCGCCGCTGCATTATTAACAATCGAATTGATTGCGCGAATTGAGAAAACACCGGCAAGAATAGGAGCGAGCGCTTTAACGGCGATACCTACGCCCTTAAATCCCTTTTTTATTTTGCGCGTTTGCTTATCAACTTTAGAACCAAATCGATCGACGCTTCGTTGAGTTCGCGCCAAATCTTTTGAAAACTGCTTTTGCTGTAGGCTAAGAATTACATTCAGTTCGCTCGCTTTGATAGCCATTGCTAATTATACCTTTCAGCGAGCGCTCGAGTTTGCTCCAGGGTCGGAGCGTCTGAGCCGGGTTTCTTGGGAGAGTGTGCTTCGTTCCAGCCATCGAAAACAATAAATGTATCGAGGGGGATCATATCTCTAATTTCGTTTGGTTTGTAACCAGCGGCGACCGCTGATTTAATTATTCGGCGGACGCCAAGACGTTCTGGGTTTCGCTCGTATTCGTCTTTTTTTTTACTTCCGGCTCGTCAAAAATATCCGGCATAAACGCAACGCCAACAATACTTTGAGCAAGCTGAAAGAATTTCAACAGTGCTTCGGGTCCAGCGTCCTCAACAATTTTGTCAGCTTTTATATCTGATAGCCCACCGCCAACGAGGGAAAGCGCTACAAGATCGCGAACTTCCCGGGAACTTGGTTTCTTGCCGTCGTCATAGAAACCGTTCCAGAGTTCAAATATTCCTCGGTGCTTATCCTCAAAACGCTCGATCTCTCGATTGCGTAAAATAAGTGTATAAGTAACGCCGTCGATCTGATCGACGACGCCACCCCGAGGAGCTTCGGCCGTAATACTCATTTATTACGCAGCGCTAAAAGTTACTGCCCCAGTGCTTTCGAGAGAAGCTGAAAAGGTTACAGAACCCTCGCTCTCGCCGCCAAGCTCAAAGCTTGTTACGCGGAAAGCCCCGGCATAAGTCCCGAAATCAGGGACGATAACTTGAAAGTTAGCAGAGTTATCCGCCGCCATTGCGACCGTGTTCAATCTTGCCTCAGCGGTTTCATCGAGGAAAATACCGTCGCCGCTTACGCTAAAAGATTTCAATCCATTTAGCGACGACGCAAACAAAGCGCCCTCGGGAGAGGTTGCGTCCGGCGTTGTGACGTCGATACTTGAGTTGTTTATCGTAATTGATTTTGAGTTAATTCCGGCTAAAGTTGTAAAACTTTCTGAGCCGCCGCCGTCCCCAATTTTCAGTAGAAAGGCGCGTCCTAGTTGCTTTGCCATTTAAAGTCTCCTAATAGCAGATGAAGCGCTTGCCCAGAGCGCGAAGGTTGGGGCTTAGCCTTACTAGGCTTGCAGCATTGCCGAGAATACAACGGTCGCGACATTACCGCGCTCGTCACGTTCTCGATCAATGAAATAATTCTCACAAATAAGTTCGACCAAAGTGTAACCAGACAAAGAGACGCTCGCCTCTTGTCGATGTAACGACGCTCGTATTGCTTCGGCTATTTGCGTTGCTTCGACGCGGCCAGTTGCCCGGCTAAATCCTTCT